CTGCGGGTACTGGGTGCTGGCGCTGCCCAAGAAGGTCACCGTAGCAGAAGCTTGCGGGAACGAATCCACAGTTGCCAGCGCTTGCGAGGCAGTGTAGATCGCGGGGCTTACGCTGACGGTGTACGCGCCACCGGTCGCCGTTGCGTCGGCGGTCGCCACAAACTGCTGAAGCGAACCGGTTGACTCACGGGTCTGGGGGTTGACCGCAAACACGCTCGAAATGGTGAACACGTCACCTTTTTTGATGACTTGCGAACCCGTGCCAGTGATGGCGATGGTGGAGGCGCCTTGCGTCGCCACGGTCGTGGTGACGGTGTGCGAACCCGTACGCGAACCAGTCGTGTGCTGCTTGATCGACTGGCTCATGTTGAGTTCTTCGTAGCCCAGAATGCCTTCACCCATCAGGCCCGACTTGAACTGCTTGCTGATGGTCGACACGGGGTTGAAGAGACCCTTCATGCCTTCGACCAGCGCCGCGTTCGCCGCCGGGTTAACAGTCGCGTAGCGAGGCGACATGACCGCTGCCGCTTCGTTCAGCTTCTGCTGCGCCTGCAACAGCACAAGGCTGGTGCCGGGAGTCGTGCCAGGCGTGCCAACCGACTGGAAGATGTTTTGGAAAGAGTTCGCCACGTCTGCGTCGATGCTGGCGGCCAACTGGCTGATACGAGGTTTGAGAACCCGTTCAGCGAAGTCGTCCAACTGCATGGTCAGTTCAGCAGTGGTGAAGTTGATGCCAATGTGCTTCTGGCTCGACACGGTGAGCGAAGTGTTCTGCTCAACGTCGTCTTGCACTTGCAGCGCAGCACCATCGGTCACCAGCGCGCGATCCGGAAGACGGATACGCAGGGTGGAGCCGATCTTGGCGCCAGACTTGGCAAAGCTGTCGTCGTACTGACGGTTAATGGTACGGGTGATCACAAGGTTGTTCTCAAGAATTTCGAGAGACTTCCTCGTGATCATGTCAATCGTAAGAAGTGAATTACTCACAGTAGATCCTTTCGTTACGCATTCATGCGTGATTGCATTTTCCTGATCTGACGCTGCCGTTCAGCTTCAATCCAATCCGAGGTCGACATCTCTTTGACTGACCGGGGATCGGTCGTATCAAACTTCGGTGCCGAGGAACGGTTTGAAGCAACAGGCGCTATCGGATCAGGCGCTTTGGTTGGTTTGCGAACAACGGGAGGATTGTCGGCCAGTTTGGCTTCTAACTTCCCGATCTCTTTGGCCTGCAACAGCGGCGGAAGGGCAGCGATTCGATTAGCTTCTTTCGGATTGGACCCGAGGTGATACGCAATGTCGGGGCCAATGTCGGATGCCTGAATCGTTTGCGCCATCAGAGTGGTGATTCGCAGGTTCGGGTTGTAGACGACGGACTCGAAGTCCTCGTACTTGTCCCGAGCTGTTTCTTCACGTTCTGCGTAGCCCTCCAGCAGTTCAGACTGTTGGCGCTCCAAGTCCCGCTTCTGAATCAGTTCTTGAGCTTTCTTCTCGGCCAGCGCTTGCGCGTAAGCGTCGACGGACTCGAACTGATCAGCAGGCGGAAGCTCTTGGGGCGCTGCCGGTATCTGCGGCTGCTGGCGCGCTTGGCGCTCCCATTTCCGTTGCTCTTTTGCAAGCCTCTTGCGAAGAATGTCGTCCAACTCATCTTGAGTGAACGTCTTTACCGGCGTTTCAGATTCGGCAGCCTCTTGCGTAGGTGGCTGCTCTGGCAATTGCTCCGAGGCCGTCTCGGGGGTTGCCGTCGCGGGATCAAGCTCCGCTGGTTGGGTATTATCAGTCATTTTTCACTCTATCGAGTGCCTGGTGTGCCGCGCCAGTACGGGGCTATTGTACGTCAAACAGCCAAAGACGCAACCTTATCTTGAAACGCTTTAATTCGCGCGTCAAGTGCTGCACGGTCAGCGACGAGTTTGGCGTCTAACAGATCTAGACGCGACTGTTCGTCAGCAAGTTCTTTTTCCAAAATAGTAGTGTTGGTTTCGCGCCGCGTAATGTCTGCAACTCGAACCGTGTAGCTGTCGTCAAACGCTTTTTCACGAGCGTTAAGCTTTTCCAGCGCACTGTCCAAACTTAACTGAGCGGCGTTGATTTTTACCATCGCCGAGTCATATTCGGTTCTGGCTTTGGAAGTCAGGTCAGCGTATTGCGCTTGGGCGTCTGCAAGCTTGGCCGCCGCTTCTGCTCGCAAAGAGTTTGCCTCGTCAACGGCTGTCAAAGCACCTTGTCGCCTTGCCAGTTCGTCGCGCAACTGCGCCATCGCTGCCAAGTCTTTTGGCAGTTGGTTGGTGAAGTAGTCGACATAGTCGATCTGTGGTCTGTCGTTAAACACGTTCATGGCAACCTCAAGCGTAATAGGTGATGTTGAGTTTGGCCGTGCCGCCGTACTCAATAAAGCGAATCTTGGTCAGATCGCCATCGTACTGAAGCGTGACACCAGCCGCAAGAGGCATCCCTACAGTGCTGGTCGGATCAGTGTCGTCATCGCGCCAGCGCACCGAAGAGCCTTCAGGCACGATGATGGCGATTGCAGGCTTGCAAGACAGACCATTCAAGTCTACAGAGGGCACCGTAAGACTGGCCGCAGACGTCAAACTTGTAATCTGCTGGTAGCCCAGCCGCGTGGTGATTGCTTTCAAGTTCATCGACATTTTTAAAATCTCCAGCGTTCTGTGAACGTGCGAAGTTTGATGTAGTAGTTGTCGTATGTCGGCAACGGTACTGGAGGCACCGGGCCAAAATCCGGCAACGCGCAGAAAGGCAACTCTGAAAAGCTAGCAAACCCAAACATATTACACCGCCTGCGATCCAGCCATGTCAGGCTGACTTATTTCAATTCTTGTTGAAGCAAAGCAATCAAAGCCTCTTTCTGCTCAATTGTCAGATTAGCAAGCGGATCTTCAGGTTCCGGCGCAACAGGCTCGGGGGCTGGCGCAAGCGTCCACACTTGTCGCCACACACCGCTTTCATCTTGCTGCGGTTCCTGTTCGACTGCAATCATCCCTGGAGCGGTCGGCGCAGTCGTTGGTATGACCAACGGGATTCCCTGTTCCAGCAGCAAATCGACGTTTGCGTTTGCCGGGATGCTTCCATCTGGATTCAGTAGGAATTGCTTAATCATGCTTGCCTCAGAAAAACGTCACCACCCGGACATATCCTTGCGCTCCATCACCGCCATTCCCACCGTTTCGGGCGGTCCCTGCGCCACCACCACCGCCACCCCCACCGGGGAATCCACCGGCTCCACCTGCGCCTGCCGCAGCGCTAATACCATTCCCGCCACCTCCCCCGCCGCTGCCACCGTAAAAATACGTCACGGCATTCGCGCCAGCAGTCCCAGCCCCTCCGTCTCCAGTCCCACCAGCCCCGCCACCACCGATAGTCGCATTAGATCCAGCACCTAAAGCGCCTCCTAGACCACCCGCCCCACCAGTGTTGCTTGCTGTGCTACCAGTTGTATTGCCAGCACCACCACCACCGCCGCCTCCTCGATACCCACCTGTAGAGCCGGCATTACCAAGGCTTGTAGCACCATTTCCACCAGAAGCAAGATAACTGACCTGCCCAACTCTTAATTCACCATTACCACCATTTGCCGAACCTCCGTTCCCGCCAGTTGTTGTTCCCGCAAGACCGGCACCACCCCCCAAAGCATAGGCTATCCCTGCAAAATTTGAGGTACCACCATCGCTACCAGATCCTCCGCTCGTGTCGTTGGTTGTTGCTCCTGCCCCGCCAGACCCACCCCCTCCAACCACAACAGACTCTGTTGCGTCTAGATCGGATGCCAATATCCAAAAATCAGATCTTCCACTACCAGCGCCTGCGCCCCCGCCGCCACAGGCAGAAATCCCTGCTGTACTCCTTCTTCGGCCACCGCCACCGCCACCGCCACCGCCGAACAGCAGCACATAAACCATCTTTGCGCCTGCCGGTTTAGTCCAAGTCGATGTTCCGACCGTAGAGAAATCTTGGACATCGACCAGCACGTTAGACCAAGCGACCCCCAGCGAAGCGCCAGAAGTTGCCATCAATACCTGATTATTTGTCCCGACAGGTAGCCGGTCATTGGTTGCCCCGGTATATGCAATTAAATCGCCTTTTGAAGAAGCAGGAGATAAAGCGTTAAACGCGGCCTGCTTTCCTGTTTGTCCAGTGCCGCCATTTGCAATCGGGACCGCCCCAGTCAAACTAATGTCAGGAGTCGTCCCGCCGCTGGATGCAAGAGGAGCGGTTGCCGTGACTGACGTAACACCACCGCCCCCACCACCAGCAGCCCACTTAACTCCAGCAGCAAGCGTCGAATCAGCGGTCAGGACATGGCCGTTTGTGCCGACAGGCAGACGGATATTGTTCGTACCGTCGTTGACGATCAGATCGCCTTTTGTCGTCAGCGGTGCAATCTGATTGGCCTGTGCTAACACTTGCACCGCGCCGCCACTGTCTTTGAAGTACAGTTTGCCGTCAGCGGTGTTTACCACCAGCTCGCCAGAAGAAAGGCTTAGGGCAGACGGAATCGCTCCGGGTGTGCTGCTATTGCGAAGCTGGATTGTGGTGACGTTGCCTGCGTAGGACGCCGTTGTAGCGGGAACAATGTCTGACCCATCAACATAAACGGATCGCTCTGCCGGATACGTTAGGAACACATCTTTACTGCCAACGCCCCAGTTGACAGCGTTTCCAGAATTGCTGGAGGCAAGGATCGTATCTCTACTGAGAGTCGTACCAGACAACGTATACGTCCCGATACCAACTTCCCAGTTCGTGCCGTCCGTGACCGTGTAGTAGGTCGTGTTTCCATCGCCCACGACAGAGAACGCTTGATACCCAACCTGCGCCCCGCCAAGCGTGTATGTGCCTGTACTGGTGGTGGTCGTAGTCTCTTTTACACGGTCTTTTAGGACAAGTGCCATGTGCGTTACGCCAAGAATTTGAGCTTGTACAGGGTCGAATAGTACAGCGCCAGAATCTCGTCAATGATGTTCTGAAGCGGCGTACAGTCCTTGTCGACGACCTTGTACCGAGTGTTTTCGATCTCTTTGACGTGGTCTTCGAGAAACTCGACCACGTTGTTGGTTTTCTTGGCCGACTGAAGAGCAATCGGGCCGATCAGGCCGTATTTGCCTTGGTAGGCTTCTGCAAAATCGTCTGCCAGATCAATGACGCCAGTGTAGAACTTGTTCAACGCTTTGTGTTTGGCGTATGACCTAGTGTTGAGGTGTACGGAATGCGTGACATCCCGAGCAAGGAACAGTTGTCCAATAAAGACTTCGCAGGTCATTGCGGCATCCCTTGTTCAGGCGTAAATTGTTGCGGCATGGGCGCCAGATTGCCAAGGTCCATCACGTCGCGCAAAGTCTGGACGACAAGATCTTGGATCTGTTCAGGCTGCATGGACTGCTGGACCGCTTGAATCCGTCGCGTTTCAGCTTCGTATGCCTTGATGCTGTTTGCCTGCTCTTTGATCGCCAGATCTTGGGCTTCCATTGATTGGTTGACGTTCTGGAGCAGGCCCATCATCTGTTGCAGTTGGCCGTTCAGCGCTTCGATCTGCTGGTTGGCGGCTTGGATAGCCGGGTCGTCATCGTCTTGCAGCAGTTTCGGGTCGATCATCTTCTTCAGACGCGCTGCAAGTTCTTGAGCGCCAGGCCAATCCATGTTCTTGACGAACAGGTCGCCTGCGGCCATCCAAAGCTGCGGGTTTCCTTGCAGGATCTGACCCATCGCTTCCATCGACTCCTGCCGCTTGGTCATGTAGCTGGGGCCGGTCGTGACCTTGACGTCGTACTTGCCGACGCTGGGGTTGTAGATCTTCTGAATGACGATGCCCTGCTCGTCGGTAAGCTTTGTGACCGCCTGCTGTTGGCTGGGGTCGATGATAGCTTGGTCGACTTCGCCGTCAATGCCAATGATCCGCGCGATTCGACGGGTGTCGTAGATCTTCGGAATCAGGTCGATGATCTGACGCGTGATGTAGCGGATGGCGCGAGCTAGGTTGTCAACGTAGTGGAACGTGCCGGTGTTGCTTTGCTGCTGCCTGGCCAAGATAGCGCGGCCAGAGCGTTCGTTCGATGACGCACCCAGACTGGGGTCGTACTGACCCGTGGTGGACTTCAGGTCGTCAGAAGCCCCCATTTTGGCCTGTATGAGGCCCGTTTGAGCCATCGGAGGGGTAGACCTCTGCGGCAGCGGCAGAGGCGCTCCTGCGCCGTCTGTAGCGTCCGGATTGACCTCCAGATACGGCCAGTTGTTGACGTTAGCCGTCTTCCACTGGTGTTCGTAGCCCTCAAACTGCCCACCGTAGCCAATAAACGGTGCTTTGGGGGCGAGCGCAAGCATTTCAGCCTCTTGGCTGACCCAGTAGTTGTAGAGCCGCTGGGCGTCCTTAGCGTTACGCACCAAGCCTGAAATCTGGACGTCGCCGTCGACTTCGTACTCGTTTCCGACCACTCGGACGACCGGAATGTATCGTCCCGGCCAATCGCGCTCTTGCAGAATCTCAAAACCGTTGGTTTTGATCCATTTCACCTGCTTTCGGTCAACTTTTCGCGTCCGAATAGGGCGCAGGCCCATCTGTTTCATCTGTTTATCTTGCGGGTCGTCGGCAAAAAACGTCTGACCGTTCGGATACAGATTCAAATCGACCTGTTTGTGCTCGTAATAGAAGTATTCCGCGATGCGGATGGTCATTTCTGCCACCCACTGCGTCAAGTCTTGGTCGCCCACGCCTTGCGCCATGATGGACGTCACAGGAGAGGCGTTCGGGTACTCGCGGTGGAACTCTTCTTTGGTGATTTCTTCAGTGATGAAGCAATACTGGGCGTCAGCGCCGCAGGGGTCTTGAATCATCGGGTCCATGTAGACCGAAAACGGGTTCCTGACTCGGCCGATCTTGATGTATTGGTCAAAACTGTCGTCGTCGCAGTATTCTGTCAGCAGTCGGATGTAGCCTTCACCGTGAACGACTTGGTTCTCGCACGCGGTGTCGTAGGCGACGTCAGCGTCCGACAGATACTCGATGTGGCGGACGATGCCGTCCAGCACTTCAGCCATTTCGACGTCAGCGTTGTCGTCAACCGGTATGACTTTGCCGCTAGGCCGGTTTTGACGCTGGTCGTTGGTGACTTGTTTAACGTGCTGTGGGAGCTTGTTGATGGTCAGGCAGGGTCTGGCATTGATCGTCTGCCCTTGGGCGTTCCCACGCGTTTTTAAGACGTCTGCGGGCCATTGCCAGTTGTTGTCTGGCGAGCCTGCCATGAACCGAAGATCGTCAAGCTGATCCTGACGGCTGTCCGAATGCGCCGACATAGCGACGCGCAGCCGCGTTCGCATCGTTTCAAGGACGTCTTTTTCTTTCATTTCTTGCCTTTGGCGGGCTTGGCTGCTTCGCGTTTAACGGCGTAACTTACGGCAAGCGCTTGTTTTTGCGGTTTGCC